CAGTTCCGTTCGCCTCGGAGCAGGTCGAGATGCTCCGAGGGCACACACGTTATTTGGCTATTGAATCCGTCGACAATTATCATGCCATAGCTAAACCATTTATTGACCCAGTCAAGGGCGTCAAGATGCGTTTTCCTCGCACTTTGGAAAACGTATGCAAGAAAGCCCGGCAGTGTGGACCTTTAATTAGGAACATGCATCCGGTCGTCCCTGACAATGGGTATCACAATTTTGTTGCCGCGTTTAATAAGCGATGCAATTATTCAACAGACAAACGCTGGACACCACGTATGGTTTCCGCGGCAGCTTGTTTGCAACAGCAACTGCTGCCTGAAAACCTACCAACAATACATTGGACTAAGGCTTTGTTTGACGAATGGTTGCTAGCTTTCGGTACCGAAAAACGTGATCGTATGGTAGCTGCTATGGAGAAGCTAGATTTTTCCACGGTTGATGATTATCGAAATAAAGACCTCTTTACTAAGGTAGAGGCTCTTATGGTTCACAATAAACCCAATTGGGCGCCTAGAGTGATATATAAGTCGTCTGACTTGCATAACGCTCTAGCCGGGCCTATAGTCAATCAGCTTATGAAGCGATTTGACCAGGCTTGCAATCGCACAACGGGTTCTTGTAAGATTCGCACGTCTTACCGTAAGATCGCTACTGACTTTGTACCAGAGTTAGAACGCGAACATGAAGATGATTATTGGCTTGAGGCTGATTTCTCAGCTAATGACAAAACGCAAACCAAGGATGTGAGCATTGTAGTGGGTTCGTTTCAGAGGGCTCTTGGGGCGCCTGAATGGCTGGTCCGTCTTGACATGTTATCAAACGATTACAGGGTCAAGTCCAGTCAACATGGCGTTTCATTTAGGGCCAAGAATAGCATGCCCACGGGTTTTGCTATGACAACTTTCCGAAATTGCATACTCAATGCTTGCATTCTTAAGGCTTACGTTTTGCAAGTCAAACCTATAGATTCAGTCACAATAATCATGGGCGACGACATGATTAGCAAGTTCAGGGGTAAGGTAGCTTATGCCACAAAAGTTTATACTGCCATAGCAGCTGAGGCTAATATGGAAGCTAAGACTTTTCGGCATCAGCAACTTTTCCGTGCCTCCTTTTTGTCGAAATCTTTCGTACCTAGCCACCTAGGCTTTCATCTTACTGTTCCTTTATTGGGCAAAGCACTAGGCCGGTTTAATATGAGAGCCAATAACAATGAGGCGGTGACTGATGCCCAGTACATGGCTTACAAGTCCGTTGGTTACGCTTATGAGTTTAGATATCTACCTTTGATTAGGGACATGTTTTTGCTCAGATTTAATCACGAGTTCGTTAAAGCTGGAGTTGCCAAGGATCCTGATTCCTTATTAGGTCTTTCTTGGAACGCAAGAGCAGCTGGGGTAACCCTCAAGAATATTAAAAACAAGATCGTTGTGCCTCAGGTGCTTACTGATTTTGATTTTACCTGCTTTTGTTTGGAGCGTTATGGCCTTTTGGGGCTAGACGTTTCCGACGCTTTTCGAGACGTGATTTTAAATGACGCAGAGATAGATATGGACGGTGTCGTGTTCGAAAAATTAATCAGTGTAGACTGTTAATTTGGCTAGTTTCCGGACTCGTTCGGGGGCAACCGCGTGCACGCACCGTAATCCCAAAATCAAGGTTTAAAACACCGTAATTGTGAAATGTTCCAGACACTTTCTGTACTATAACAC